GGGCGCCGTCGGGGAGCCGGTCCGCGCGGGGATAGACGTTGACGAGCCCAGCCAGGGACCACAGGACCGGGCACACCCCCGGGGACCCCGACCACGCGACCTCGGACAGGTTCGCCTGGATCCCCCTGGTCACCGACCAGACCACGCCCCGCGCGCCGTCACCGTAGGCGCGGAGACTGGGGAACTTCACCGCCCACCGGCCAGCGACGAACACGGTCCGGGTGATCCCCCGGTGGACCTCAACACCCCAGGTCAATGCTTCCCCGGTGCGTGGCCCGTCGCCTCTTTGTGCAATGTTGCACACATACCCTTCCGCATCCGCCCGGGGATGCCGTGTTTGATCGACTCCGCGACGCACCGGTCGAAGTCACCGTCGGAGCCCCACCCGATGTGCGCGGCGGCTTTGCCGTGGAGGTAGGACTCCCGCAGCTGCGGGGGCATCGTGGAGATCGCGAACCCCGCGACGTCCGCAGGAGACAGCGTGAAATCAGCGTCGGCGTCGTCGAGGGTCTCGGCCAGCAGCTCAGCCATCCGGAGCTCGGTGTCATCAGTCGCGGCGAGGGCCGCGGTCCGGCGCGCGGTCAACGCCGCGGTGTGCTGCTGCCGGGTGAGGATCCGGTCGGCGATGACGTCGGCGAGTTGCTCGTAGTCCACCGCGGACCCGTCGGTCAGGACCCGGCGGGGAGGCAACCCCGACGACGCGACCATCGCTTGGACCATCCCGGACGCGACGCGGGCCCGGTACACCCCGAACCCGGGGGTGTTCACGCATAGCACCGCGACCATTTCCAAGCTCCCACCTATGGGACGCCAATCTCCTGATGGTGGGTGTGACAGGGCCAGGTCGAGTTGCGCGTCGGTGAGACCGAGTTTCGTGACCCCGTTGACCCATACCCCGATGTCGTCGTCGCCGGCTGCGACGTCAGCCCACGCGAACCCGGTGTGGTCGTAGAACCGGGCCGCTGACGACGCGGCCATCGCGAGGTCGGCGTGGCCGGTGTCAGCGGTGAGGTGCCCGACCGCGACGATCCGGGGGATCCCGTTGTCGTCAGCGCGGAACCCGCCGCGCATGAACTCCGCGTAATCACACTTCGACCGGGGGATGTAGATCCGTTGCCCACCGAACCCGATGTGGGGGCGGGACCGGGACCCGATGTGGCCGTAGACGTGCTTATACGGGGACCCGGGGATGTCTTCGATGGTGATGGGGGTTTCCTCGGTGAACCCGGGGTCGATGAAACACGACAGGGGTGGGCGGGGTGCGGTACCCGCCGCGATCAGGCTCGCGGTCAGGGGCGCGATGACGTCGCCGACTTCACTGGACCGCCACATCGGGACGGGCTCCTTCCACAACTCGGCGGGCAACGCGGACGCAGCCAGCGCCGCGGGGAGAGAGTCAACGACGTCGCAGTAGGCGTCGGCGAACGCGGGGACCGGGACCATCGTCGCGGCGGCGATCTCATACCGGGTCAGGACCGCACGCCGGCGCGGGTTCTCCGACATAGCCGCGGTTTCGTCGTCGATGATTTCGGCGTCGAGGTCCGCGAGGTCCACGGACCCGCCGCGGAGGTGGCCTTTGCGGACCATTTCGGCGTACTTGTGGGTCCCGTCGATGGTCGCGTCAGCGGACCACACGAACGTCCCGTCGGGGAACGGTTCCCCTGTGCGCTTCGACGTGACCTCCGGGCCCGGGCGGCGGGTGAGGTTGGTGATCTCCCCGAACACTTCCGCGGCGGGGGCGTCCTGCCCCCCGTGGCTGGCGTACGGCAACGCGAGCAGCGACAGGGGTGTGGTCCGGTGCGAGCCACCACCGGGGGTCAGATACCGGCCGTCGCCGGTGTCGAGACCTTCCACGGCGAGCGCGTCCCAGTGGACCCGGATCTCGGTCCCGGTGTCCGACAGGATCGTCGCCGGGGTCCCGGTGTCGACGGTGGGTGCTGCAGCGGTCATCGTGTTGTCGCCCCCTAGTGGTATGTCCGTGGTTTGGTCGCCCAACGCGACCCGGATCCGGTCGAACACCACCGGCCCCACGTAGGTCAGGGCATCGGGTGGTAGGCCGTACCCGGCGGTGACGTGCGGCTCGAACCGGGCGTGCTGCTCCGGGAAATTGATCTCCCCGATCGCGTCTTTCACCCGGTACTGGACCTCGCTGGCCAACGCTTCGACCATGGACAGGTCCCCGTCGCCCGAGAACTGGTAGACCATGCACGGTTCCCAGCCGCCGGCGCCGGTGGGGTTGAAGTTGGAGTGCGCGAACACGGTCAGCGTCAACGGTCCCCGCTGCCCCGGGCCGTCGGCGGGGACCGCCATGTCGTCGTCCCACGCGACGGCGCCGGTGATCTGTTGGACGACACCGCGTACCGCGTCGGCGAGCTTGGGGTCCCATCCCGTGACGTCGTCCCCGAGGTACGCCAACGTCAGGTGCATCTCCTCCGGTGGATCACCACCGGGGACGGCGAGGACCAGGGGGTACGGGTCCGCTGGGATCAGCGCGATCATCCCCCCGGTGTGCCCACCGGTATCCCCGTCGTCGGTGGTGTCGTCGGGGACGTCAACCGTTGGTGCTGTCACTGGTGACCTCCGGTGGGCCTGTGGTGATGAAAAACGGGAGCACATAAAAGTGACCCGGGTAGCCGATGGTCAGCCGTTGCGCTTGGAACAGGTCGAAGAACTCACGGGTTTGTGTTTCGGTGAGGTGCTGGAAATAGAACTTCGCCCACGGATCCGATAAATACACTTTGTATCGTTTGTCGGTGGGGCCTAATTGGTCACCGTTTCGGGCGCGTTCCATGAACGCATCACCAGTCAGCGACCCGCAGAACGGGCACCGGTCACCGACGGGGACGTCGAGGCCCTCGGTCCGGTCCCACGGGCCGAAGTCCGTCATCCGGCGCGGGCACGTGTTCGCCGCTGGTGCGGTCATCACTCCCCCGTCCGAGCCGGCCAGTGCCACGTCCCGCCCTCATGCGCGAGCCCGTCGCACATCGCCGGCTCATCGGTGTCGGGTGAACCCGGGTCGTGGATCACCTCAGGGTTGAAGAACTGCCCCGTGGGGTTGTCCACCCGCAGCCCGACCGCGGTGGGGTTCCAGTCCTGCAGCAGGGTCCGGTGTCGTAGGAGCGGGTCGTCGGGTTCGACGCTGGTGGTGATCCACGCGCCGACGGTGGTGATGGTCGCGGCGCGGCACTGCTGGGTGTAGGCCTGCGTCCCGTCCGGGCGGATCGGGGTGCCGTGGGAGACGTAGTGCACCACCCGCCCGACGCTTGGGGTCGGCATCACAGGACCTGCCCCTCAGCCGGGAACGGGATCCCGTGGTCCACGCCCCACGGGAACTCCACGCAGCGGCACCCGTCGACCGGACCCCACGACGAGCACACGTCCCGGTAGTCGCTGCGGTGTCCGCACGGGACGAGGGGCCGGACCCCTTCGGGGACGTCGAGGAACCCGGTGATCCACTGCCCGCAATCGAGGCACAGTTTGTAGGGGTCCGCGAACGTGACAACGTTGTACGTCCTGGTGAACGTGTGGGTGAGAGGCATCAGTGGTCGCTTCCCACGAGCTGGGGCTCGGTCGCGTCGGGAGCTGGTGCCCCGCCGGTGATGACGCGGCGTAGGAGTTTCATCGCGTACTCCCGGCCGGTGCCTTCCCAGTTCGCGGGGCCGTCGGGGTGCGCGGGGACCGCGGAGTCGATCAGCGACGCCAGGAACGTGGCCTCTTCCACGGACAGACCGTCGGGGACCGCGAGGTACCGGATCAGGTCATCCGCGACGTCCGCGGCGGTGTCGGAGTCGAAAACCCCGGTGCAGTCCATCGGGGTCCAGCACACCGACGCGGTACCCATCGCCATCATCACCGCGGCGCGTTTGTCGCCGACCCGGCGGAACTCCTCATCAGTGATACGGACCATCAGACCGTCACCCCTTCGATGTAGTGGGCGCGGAGGGCTTCCACGCCGGCGAGTATCCGATCACGGGTCTCGACCTCGTTCCGGATGCTGGTCCCGACCCGCCCCGCCGCGACGTCATCGGCTGCGACGCGGGTCGCGGCCCGGCCCCGTTGGGAGTCCCGGGCCTCCCGGATCCGCTGCCCGACGATGTCGTCGGGATCGTTGGTGGGGAACGCGAGGACCGGTGTCGATCCGCACCTGCACCCATCGTGGTCCTGCGGGTGGAAATACGACCCGATCCACTTCGAGCCCGGGCCGGTGTCGAGTTTCGGGTCGGTCCACGTCCCGAACCGGGCACCGTCTAACAGTTGGTGCGGGGGGAAATGCGACCCCCGGGGCCGTTCCGGGTAGTACTGCCATTCCCACCCCAGGACGACCCCACCGTGTTCGGTCATGACCTGCTGCGCGACCCGACCGGTCCCGAACCCCACGTCGCCGGGGTTGGCGGGTTGCCCACCCCCCGCGATGACCAACGCCCGCGCGACCTCAGCCGGCGCGAGTAGCGTCCCCGCCCGTTCCCCCGGTGTGACGTCGGGGGTCAACGGGTCCGCGCGGAACAGGGCCCGCTCCGCGGCAGCGTCTAACGCGGTCGATAACGAGGTCCACGCCGCGTCCCGGTGGACCGCGTACCGGGTGATCACCGCGTCGCGGACCTGTTTCCCGGTGGGGCTACCCGGGGGCAGGCCCAGGAGCTTGACCACGGTCGTCGCCGCGGACCGGGCGGCGTCGTCGAGCCAACCCGAGAACTGGTCCCGGAGCCGGGTGTACGCACCGGCGAGGAGGTCAGCGACCGACGCGAACGATCCAACCGTGTCCCGCCCCAACACTGACGCGATGAGGGTCGCGTCGACACCCTCGATCGACGCGGCCAACGCCGGTGTTTTCCGGGCTGCGTTGCGGACCCGCCCGCCAGCGCGTTCCACCGCCCGCGCGATCGCAGCGTCCCCCGCGGTGAGGATCCGTTCCATCAACACGGTGTCGACCTGCGCGAGTTGCCGCGCGGTGTCCATATCCACGCGCCACCCATCGATGGGGACACCAGCCGCGGTCACCGCGGGTGGCGCCGCGGGACCAGCCGGGGCAGGCGCGGTTTGCTCCGGGACGACCTGGCCGGGCGCGGCCGGGTTCGCCGTCGACGGCGCGGCCTGGCCAGCGGGGAGCTCCCGCACCACTTGGCCCTGCACCGTGGGATGCGGTGGACCACTCGGCGGGGACAACCCGATAGCGAGCGCGAGCGCGGCTTTGAGGTCGGGGTCGTCGAGTTTCACCCCGGACAAGGCCGCGACCAGCGGGACCGCTTGCGGGGTCAACCGGCCACGGGACAACAGGCGGATGAGGTGCTCGTTCGGTTCCGGGGCGGTGTCCTCGGGGAACCCCAACGCTTCCCGCAGCGCGGCGTTGCTGATGCCGTCGCGGTCCCACGCGTCCCTAGCGTCCTGGGACCGGTCGGGGGACTCGACCAGCGCGGTCGGGTCGAACCACACCACCACCCGACGGACCTTGTCCGCGGGGTACCCCAACGTCCGCAACGCCGGCCGCAGGAACGCTTTCGTCAAACACCCCGCGACGACCCCGCAGGTGGGGAGGACTTGGTGGCGGATGTTGCTCGCCTCGATCTGCCACCCACCCCAATGGTTCGTCGCGCCGATACCCGTGACCTGCTCCGGTTGAATGTCGAGGCCTTGCAACATGCGCAGGACCGCGCCTTGGAGCCGATCCATCAGTTTCGCGGCGTCATCCCTCGTCAGGGTGAGGTGCCGGACCTCTTTCAGCGCCTCAGCGGAGCCGCGGAGGATCAGGGGGACCACCGCACCCGGGTCGCCCTCGTTGCGGATCGGCGCGGTCAACGCCGCGGTGAAATCCGCCATGAAATCGGTGTCAGCGGCACCTTCGCGGCTGTCAGGGTCCTCAGCTTCGTCGCGGGTCCGGAGCAGCTGCAGCGTGTCGGGGATCATCAGGACCCCGTTCGACGCGATCCTCGACCGGGCCGCGGCCCGCATCTCCCGCCCCGTCAGGACCACTTCCTCGAGAACGTCGAGCATCGCGCGGAGCGGGGAGTCCGCGAGCTTCCCCCACCTGGGGTGCCGCGTCCAGCAGCGGAGCAGTTCCTCTTTCCGCCCGTCGATCGCGCGTTGCCCCAGGCTGGAGATCGTGGGGAGCTCCAGAAACATCACCTGGTCGCCGGCGCCGATGATTTCCGACACCGACCGCACGGACCACTTCTCGCCGTCCTCGTCGTCGTTTTCGCCGTGGATCCAGCACTCCCCCGCCGTTTCGAGGTTCTCGGTCAACGTGGCGAGGAACCCGTCGGGCCCGTCATCCAGCGGGAGCCGCGCGAGGTTCGACACCGCGTCCGCGGCGAGGTCACTATCGAGGGTGTGGTCGGTGCCCCCGAGGTCGATGGGGTCGTCGGTGGTGTCTTCGGGGAGTTCCGCTGCGAAGAACCGGACGGTGGCCACCGACCGCGCGAGTAGGCGTTGCGCGTAACGCAACTCGCCGATCATGTCGCGGTAGGTCCACGCGTCGGTTTGCCATTCCTGCCGGACCAGCGCGAGGC